ATCGCGGAACTCACCCAGCAGCGCGAAGAGATCCGCCAGGCGAATCAGGGAGCCACGGATTCCGCAATCGACGCAGCACGCCAGAATGCCGCCAATCGGACGGCGGCGATGGTGCGCGACCACAACCTGCAGATCTTCGATTCTTTCAAACGTCAGGCCGAAGGCGTCTTCGATGCGCTGCTCACGAAGTCCCAGTCCATCTGGTCGGCCATCGGCAATTCGCTCAAGACCGCGCTACTCACCGCGATCAAAGATGTCGTTACCTCGCGCGTGGCAGCAATGCTGATGCAACTGTTTACCGGCACGCGCGTCTCGCTGGCCGGTGGAGGCGCTTCCGGCGGCGGCGCGCTCGGCAAGCTGGGCGGGTTGGTCGGCGTCGGCGCAGTGCCGGTCTTCGGACAGGGCGGCGGCGGTCCCATTCCTGGCGGCGCCGCTGGTGGTTGGGGCACGCCTCCTTTCGTTCCGTCGAGCGGCGCCCGCGGCTGGGGCGGCCTGCTTGGCGGATGGAAAGACTTCTTCGGTTTCGGCGGCGGCGTTCAGTACGCGCCAGGCAAGGCCGTGACCTGGGAAGCCGCGACGATGGGCCAGAAGCTCTCCGCGCTTGGCCGCTCCAATGCCGCGCTGCTGGGCGGCGCAACGCTCGCGCTGATGGGGCTACAGCGCGGCGGCGTGTCGGGTCTCGCGATGACCACCATCGGCGGCGCGATGATCGGCTTCAAGTATGGCGGTCCGATCGGCGCGGCGATCGGCGCTGGCGTGGGCGCTGTTGCCGGGCTGGTGCGGCTGTTCGTCAAAGACGCGCAGGAAAAAGCTCGCGAGAAGATCAAAGCGACCTACGGGGTCGATATCCGGGAGAAGAACATTCTCGCCGAGATCGTAAACATCGCCAAACAGGGCTTCGGCGGCAACCTCGACATGGCCATCCGGAGCCAGCAGGTCCGCGACTTGGTGGAACTCTACGCGCTGTCGACAGGCCAGAGCACATCGGGGCTTCCCGCCACGGTCAAGCCGGTTTCGCTTTTGCAGCAAGGCGGCAGCCTCTTCCAGTCGAGTTCGGGCGGCCTGACGCTTGACCGCATCGGCGGCGGTGCGCCATCTGCCGCTGCGCCCACGGTGATCAACATCACGGTGCCCGGCGCGAAGGAGTTCTTCGAGAAGGAAACGGTGCGAGTGGTGGTCGAGAATCCGCGGGCCGTCCAGTCCGCAACAATGGCGGCAACCAAGCAGAACGCCGGCCGCCGAGAGATGACCGGCCTGCAACTCAGTCCAGGATTGATCGTGTCATGACCCGGAATGAACTCATCGAGAAGATCGCCCAGGCCATCGCCGAGATGGAGGGCTTTTATCGCACGGCCGCGCAGCCAACCCTCGCTCAGCGCAACGCGAACCCGGGCAACATCCGCCGGTGGCGGGACCAGAGCGGCAGGCCGTACCCGACCTCGAAAGGCTACGTCGACTTCGTCGCCTGGGCGTCGGAGCGCTTTCCCGGCGCCTCGCGCGAGGAGATGAGCCGCCGTGCCATCGAGGAAGGCTGGCGCGTTCTGCGCGTGCTGATTGGACAGTATCTGGATGGAAAGTACACACAGGGTAAACAGCCCTCCGCCGAGGAAATGTTCCGGGTCTATGCGCCATCTGCCGACGGCAACCATCCGGCCAACTATGCGCGGTTCGTGGCTCGCAAACTCGGCGCGCGCCCAGACCAGAGACTCCTCGACCTGGTGACGGCCTGATGCCCGGCTCGGTACAGAACGCATCTCCGCTCACCGTGTTGCCAGCGAGCCTGTCGCGCACCTTCGTCCATGAGCGCGAATATCCGGTGCTCGACAACGAATACCGCAACGGCGAATCGCAGCGATCGGTTCAGGCAACCAACAGCCGGAAGCGGTGGCGGCTGGCAAAGCGGCTCACGGCTGCGCAACTCGTATCGCTCCGCGATTTCTACGAAGCCCGCAAGGGGCCAACCGAACCCTTCTACTACTACGACCCGTATGAAACCAGCCCGAAGTTCTCGCACGATCCAACGGGTCAAGCAGCAGCGGGCCGGTACACGGTTCGATTCGCGGGTGGCTGGAACCAGTCCGTCTCGCTCGGGCGCGTGGACGTTTCGTTGGAACTCGTCGAACTCGCTTGAGGAGTAGCCATGCCGTTTTCCGACTACCTCAACCAGAAGATCCTCGAAAAGGCATTCCTTGGGCAGGATTTCCAGGTCACCGGGCACTGGTGCAGCCTGCACACCGCTGATCCCGGAAAGACCGGCCAGGGCGAGGCCTCGGGCGCACCTTACGCCAGAAAAGCCGTTACGCCGTTCACCAGTGTCGACAGCGGCGGCAGCGCCAAGCGAGTTCGCAACGCCGCCCTGCTGCTGATTCAAGTCCCCGCCGGCACTTACACCCACCTCGGTCTTTGGGATGCCCCAAGCGGCGGCAACTTCCTCGGCGGCGGCCCCCTGTCCTCGCCCGCAACGGTCAATGACGGCGATTTCGTCATCGTCCGCGAGAACGACCTTTCGATCCTTCAGGACTAAGAGGCGCACGTGTCCACCATCCGCACGCAGTTCGGCTCGGTCACCAACTTCGGGATCACGATCAACGGCCTTGCCTCCGGCGCCGCCCGGAGCTCCGCGAAGATTGAGAACCAGAACATCCGGTACCTCGACGCTATCTGCCAGTTCAAGATCAAAACCGTCTCCGGCACGTTCGGCGACCGCTACGCCGTCTACTTCTTCGCCTGGGGTGCGGCCGACGACGCCTCGCCCATCTTTCCGGCCGGCGTTACAGGCCTCGATGAAACGGTCTCCGTCGCTCTTGAGACGCTATCCATCCGTCCAATCGGCTCGCTCTATATCGCCGCCGCGGGCACCGTGATCAGCCCGCCGTTCTCCGTTGCGCCAGCGTTCGGCAATGTGCTTCCGCCGGTGTGGGGTGTCCTTGCGATCAACCGCTGTGGCGTCGCTCTCGATGCCGCCGACAACCTCGGCTTCTGGCGCGGCGTCGAGTTCGAGGTCTCCTGATGCGGCGCCTGCTGTTCAGCACGGAGCCCCAGTCCTGCTTCCCGAACGTCCACTACGAGGAGTTCCCGGACGTCACTTCGTCGATCGTGAACGGCCTGCATTCGCTATGGCTGCCGAGCGCGCTCGATCCGAGAATGTCGATGAACGTCCTGCACCTGAACGGCAAGCGGGAGACAACCGTTGGAGAGTATACCGCCGCCTACTACAAACGCCGCGCTCAGTCGGGCGGCGCGCCCGCGGGACTGGTGGTGCCGGCCGGCGCCGGCGGCAACATCACCACGCCATTCGGACGCGCCTATGCTTACAGCAACGAGCAACTTGGCCTCTCGGTGGGCGCGCTCGGTTACGCCCCGGTGTGGAGCGGCGACGGCGCGAACAAGACCCTGTCGTTTTGTACCTGGTTCCGGATCAACCGGGTGAACGGAACCGGCTTCCCCACGCTGATCGGGAACAACTTCTCGAATACCTTCTGGTTGGGTCTTCGGACGTCGACCGGCAAGTACAAGGCGATCTTCCGCAGCAGTAGCTCGCCCTACGGCCCGTTCGAATGGGGCGCCTACGGCGCGGATCTGCGGAAGGTCGCCTGCGTGGCGTTCGTGCTGCCGATGGATGCCAACAAGGCCGCGAGTGTCTACCACAACGGCGTGCTGGCGGTGCAGGCCACAATCGCCAACGCCAGTTCCGTTGCTGGCAACCTGGATGTCTGGGCGTTGTCGTCGGCCACACCGGGAATGTTCGCCGAGATCTTCGGGTTCGCCTCGTGGACGCGCGCGCTCTACGTGGAGGAGATCCGGGAGCTGGCGCTGGGCCCATGGGCGCTGCTGAACAAGCGCGCCCGCTTCTGGTACGCGCCATTGATGGCGTATCGTTCTGCGCAAATCGCCGGTGAATCGTCTTTCACCGCAGTTGGTTTCCGCGCCGCAGCGCGAAGCGCGGAGATCGCGGCTACATCGAGTCTCATGGCCTATCTGCGGCCGCCGGCGGCTCCGCAACGAACACGGTTGCTCCAGCCTGAACGCCGCTCTGTTTCGACAGCAGCCGAATCGCGCACGCTTGCGGTCCGCCGTGAGAACCGGGGCATCGAAGCATGACTTTCACGAAAGACCCGCACGCGGTCCTCGACTACACGATCGACTGGACGCGCTGGCTCGCTGGCGATCAGATCGCGACGAGCGCGTGGCTCGTGCCTGCGGGGCTCACGAAGGTCGGTGACTCGAAGTCCGCGTCGTCTGCCACGGTGTGGCTCTCCGGCGGCACAGCGGGCGAGGCCTACATTGTCACGAGCCGAATCACGACCGCCGGAGGCCGCACCGAGGACCGATCGTTCACCGTTCGCGTTGAGGAGCGCTGATGGCTGACTACATCGGCAACGTCCCGGTACCCGAGATCACGCCGAGCGGGGTGTTTCCGCTGACGCCCGATTACCCGCTCGAGGTGCGTCGTGATCACGAGGTGGTCGTGCACCAGTTCGGCAGCGGCAACGTGAAGATCGAGCAGCGGTTTCTCCTCGGCACCGGCGCGCGGCGTTTCACCATCCGCAAGCAATGGCTGCGCGACGCCGAGCGCATCGCCCTGCGCAACTTCTGGGAGTCGAAGTACGGCCCTTACGGCGCGTTCACCTACAATGCCCCGAACGACAACGGCATTGGCACCACGCCCGTCACGTGCCGATTCGCCAACGAGCCACTCTCCTGGGAGATAGTCGCCGACTGGGCGTGCTCGCTGGGAGTCACGCTCATCGAGATCCCGCAGGCGGCGCCATCCCATACGCTCAACCAGACCGTCAACCGCTTTCCGCCCGCTGCACTCCAGACCGCGCTGTTGTCCCAGGTCCAGGAGATCATTCCCCTCATCCGTATTCAACCACTCGAACCCGGCTACCCCGCGATCTTCGTCTCCGACCGCCGCTCGACGATCGGCGGCCAACTTTACCAAGCGCGCCTCGTCGAGTTCGACGGGATCTCGCAATCCATCGGCAACGAATCCGACGAGGCCCAGTTCACCTTCGGCAACTCCGACCGCGTGATGCGGGATCTCGCCAAAGACGTGGATCTCTTCCGCGCGGAGATTGCCTTCAGCCTGTTCCACACCGGGACCGGCATCAAGCTCGACCTGTGGAAGGGCAACATCGTCAACTGGTCCTGCGACGCGGGGCCGGAGTTCCGCGTCAGTGCGGCCGACGGCCTCTACGAACTAAACCTGCCCTACCCGACGCGCCGCATCTCGCGGACCTGCTGGAAGCAGTTCAAGGGGCCGGCCTGCCCATATTCGGGCCCCGATACGTCGTGCGACAAGGGATTCGACACCCCCAACGGCTGCCGCACCCACGGCATGGACAACTACTTCGGTGGCATCACGGCCAAGCCGCAGGGTGTACGCATCAAGGACAACTCGACTGGCGTTTGGGGGTTCGGCCGCTCGACGCTCACTTCCGTCTCGCTGGTGGCCGACTCGATCTACGATCAGGTCCTGCCCGAGATCTACACCGACTCGCCCCTCCCCGTGAACGCCAAGATCGCCATGGGGCGCGACGAGAGCGATTTCTACTCGGCGGTCGGTATCGTGGGCGAAGGGCCGCTGGGCGCATACGGCACAGGCCACAAGCTGGACGGCCAGTACCACCACGGCTATCCGGGTGCGCTCGGTTTGCTCGAAAACCTCGGTCCGGATCCGAATCCCACGCCCTTCGGCTTTGACACGGACGCGCCCGTGATCCCGGAGCGCGCCGCCGGCACAGCCTTCGTCATGGTCCGCCGTTCGGACGCCAAGGGCTTGCAGCTTTCGCGCCTGAGCGAGCACGCGATGGAGCTGGTCGTCGCGCAGGGCCTCGGCGGTTGGACGTGGACGGCTCCTGGCAACCGCGCATGGCAGCCTGCGCTGACCAACCCCATCTGGATCGCCGTGAACATGCTGCTCCGAGCGCGCGGCATCCGGATGGGCGCAAGCGCCACTGCGCAGCAACTGGACTTCGCCGAGACGCTGTTCGACTTGGAATCTGCCATTGCGGCGGCGGCCATCTGCGACGAGCAGGTTTCGAAGCTGGTAGGCACGGGCACCGAGACCCAGTTCAAGTTCCGCGGCGTGCTCCAGGAGGAGAAGCCCCTTCGCGACTGGCTCCAGGAAGTCTTGATGAACTGCCTGGGCTACTACACCTTCGCCAACGGAAAACTGAAACTCGGTGTGCGCGTGAACTCATCGGCCGTCGAGGCCTTCACCGAGGGCAACATCCTGTTCCGCAGCCTCCAGTTCGCTCCGCTCAAGCCCGGCTTCAACCACCTCACGGCCAACTTCGCCGACGAGGATTTCGACTTCGTCGCCAACTCGATCTCGCTCTACGACATCGACCACGCGTCGTTTCTCGGCGGCGCCGGCGGGCCGCTGTTTCTGAAGTCGACCGTCAACCTGTCTGGCACGGCGTCGAAGTCCCAGGCGGCCCGCACTATTTCGGTGCGTCTGCGCGAAGAGTTGGGCGGCATCACGCCGGCCGAATGGAAAGCAGCGCGCCAGGTCGCCTTCCAGACCACTGTCCTGGCTCTCAACACCGAGCCCGGCATGGTCTGCTCGCTCACTCATCCCGACATGCCCGGCGGCGCGGGTGAGTTCCGCGTCATCGGTTGGCGGCTGAACAAGGACTACTCGATCGACATCCAGGGCCGCACGGTGACGGACTCGATGTACGACCTGGTTTCCGGCCCCAAGCCCGCCGACGTGGTGCCCGAGCCGCCCGTCGAGGAGGTGCTCATCGACACCGGCGTGCCCGGCGTGCTCACCGGCACGCCGCGCCTTGGCGATTACGGGTCCTTCGCCATCGACGAGATGTCGGTTGAACCCGATGCCTCCGGCAATGCCAACATCGTCGGCGCGCACGAGATCACGCTCGCGCTCTACTACGTGGACGAACTGACCACGGACCTCTGGGCCTCAATCGACGAGCCGCTCGACAATGTCGCCGACCCGGCGACGCTGATCTGCACCGTGAACCCGGATACCGGGCGCGTCTTCCGCGTCGGCGACTTCGTGGTGTTTAATGACGAATCCGCCGACCCGGACAACCCGGGCCGCCGCTCGTATGAGTGCGCCCAGATCATCGGACCCGGCGCGGAGGGCGATGTCGTGCCGTCGGGGACCTTCGTCTTCCAGCGCGCCTATCCGGGCGTCCCCGAGGGGCAGGCCACCTTCGGCACCCTGCGCTGTGCCCACTTGGCCGGCATTCGTTTCTGCAAACTCGACAAGAAGACGTTCACCTTCAGCGTCCGCAAGGGCTTCTTCCGCACGCCCGGCCTGCCCGCGCGCATCGAGGCGCAACTGCCGAGCGCCTGTGTTGTGGCTGCGCTGGCCGGCGTGGCGAACCATTTCGGCTACGGTCCCTTCACCGTTTTCCCGCTTTCCCGCCACAACGAGCCTTTCATGCCCGGCCTGCGCACCTGCAACGGCGGCGCCTACACCTTCCAGGTGCCGGGCCCGCTCACGGTCCAGGAGAACGTCGTCATCCCGCTGAAGGTCCAGGACGCCGCCTCGATCCGCTGTGTCTACGCCTATCTTCAGCGCGGCACAACGGATGGCCAGTCGGCGTTCCTGGTGAAGATCAGCCGCGACGGCGGCGGGACGTGGGAGCCGCTCGAGTACATGGGCATCGCGCAAGCCTTACCGGATGCCTACAAGACGACCTATGACTTCCTGGTGAACAATGAGGGCTACGGCTTGCCCGCCACGCGTCGGCTGCCGTATGCGGATTACGGATTGGTGCTGATGAACGATGTCACCGCGAGTCCCGACCCGCAAACCCTCCAGACGGCTTCCTACGGCGCGAGCCGGCTCGGCCTTGTGGCCGGCGGCTTCGTCTTTCTCGATCCCGTCGGTACGAACGAGGAGTTCGTCCGCGTGATCAGCGCCGATCCTGAGAACCAGTCATTCCAGGCGATCGTCACGAAAGACCACGCTGCTGGCGAGCGCATCCGGCCCACCATCTGGCCGACGCCGGCGCTCAACGAAGGCGACGACCTGGCCTTCGATATCCTGGCCGTCGCTTCGCCCGACTCGGGCGTAGACCTAACGCTCGTAATTCAGACCTGAGTCGCAGGCGGTGCCATTACCCTTGCCCCTCCCCGCCGACCGTGATTCGGATTTCCAGAGTGTAACGGGGTGCCACTCCCAACTCCTGACTCATGGCATCGCCTTGTGCAAGTCCGATGGCCTCGTCACCTGACGACCCTTCGCACCCCGTCAGCATGCGATAGACGATGAACCAGGAAAGTGCGTGAGTCTCACCCCACATCCGGTCATAGACTTCTCGGACGGAAGGGGCACGTTCCTTGGGTTTCACCACCCACCGCGCGTCGCCTGTAGAAGATTTCTGCTTCTCAAGGTACGCTTCGCGCAGCCAGTACGTCTTACTTGCGATGAGTCCAGGGAAATGGCGAGCGGGGTCGGAAGCGTACTCCTCAACATGAGACCACCACGGCAGGAAACCGTATTCCTCCATCCAGTGAAATGGGTGAAAGCTGCGCCACTGTGAGTTCGGTAGCGTTAGATACCGAAGCACCCTCCTCGACTGCTCGTCGTAGGCTTCTGGCCGAGGGCAGTAGAACAAGTAGTACAGAAGGTTGCTATGTCTCTCGGTCAGCTCAATGATTCGGAGCAGTTGCTTCATGTCGAAGCCATCGAAACGGTCCTGTTCCGAATACGCTTGGCGGCGTGTTCGGTGAGCACAGTACAGTCGCTTCGCCTGGAACAGGGCCGCCTTCGTGAACGACTCATCGGATCGAAAGAAGTTGTCGTAGCGAAGAATAATGCCGAGATCCGCCTGGTTAAGCCGGTTCTCCACGTGAGGTGAATACTCCTTCGCCTCAATCGAAAGTGAAACCCTCAGCGCCGTGTCATCTTGTGCAAGGTCACTCTTTAGCTGAACGAGGCTGTACGGCAACGCGTGAAAAGCCGTGAACCGCTCATCGAGCGCCTCGCGAAGGGTGGATGTGAGGTGGCGCTCGTCCACATTCGCATCCGGCGGCAATCGCGCAGTGACAATCGAGTCTACAGCGTCAAGGAACCGCACAAGGAGTTTCGCGTCGCGTGGCGTGAGGCACATTCGGAACCTCGGCATCTGAAACATCATTATCCACCAATGACCTACTTCGCAATTCTTCATCGGAAGGCAGATCGTGCCAGTAGAGCCGCTTAGGAGCTTCGACCCTCGCCGCACCGTCCAACTCCAAGGGTTCTCCGGCCGTGCCGCGACCACCACGATCCACGACGCCACCGAGACCGGCTTCCAGATCTCTGGCATCTTCCAGGCGGCCGAGGATTTCGCCAACGTCCAGCTCTTCTCGGCCTGCGACTACTTCAACCATCTCCGCGTGAAGCCTCTGCCAATGACGGGCCTCTCCGGGCTGACGCTCCAGTACGACATGGAGGTCCTGCCCGTCAACGGCGAGGAGGGCAACGTCCGACCGGACTGCGTGCGCTACGCCTCAGTTGGATGGGACAAGCTGACCATCACCACCGGGGCGGGTGCTATCTACGAAGTCCCACTGATGCACCACGCGGCAGTAGTCTCAGGAGACTACGCTTCCGGCAGCTTCGGATTCTCGCTCCACGATCGCGACGCCGCCACGCTCGACGATCTGCTCGTCGGCAAGCCCACGCCGGCTCTCACCGACACGGCCTACGTCTGCTTCATGGGCACGCGCTGGTCCTGCTCTTCGGCCGAGGCGATCGCCTTCTGCAACCTCGAAACGCGGCTTCTCAACAACATCGGCGCGCCCGATGTGCCTTCCTGCGAGCAGGCCATCTGGTGGCAGGACGACCCGAACTTCTGGCATTACCTGCTGGTGAACAACGGCGGCGCGGGCATCCAGGAGGCCGGCGCGACCGATGCCGCCGACATCGCCTCGCGCCTGGCCTCGATGGTGGGCGTCTCCAGTTATGACGTTGATTGCACCGCCTCGGGCAACGTCATCACCGTCAGCCTGGAGCCGGGCGTGAACGGTCCCGTGACGGTCTCGACGAACAGTGGTTCGGCACCCGCGACGCTGAGCCGCTGGGCACCCGGCGTGTACACCGCGCAGGTCGCCTCCTCGGCCGAGATCCGTGTGGGCGACTACGTCGGCATCGACATCGCCAGCGCGAACGATGAGGTCGTGAAGGTCCTGGCCGTGGGCCCCGGCACGTTCACGGCGTACTTCACGAAGCCGCATTACGGCAAGGTCTCGAACATCACGTGCCGCGTGCTGCCGCGGGCGCGGCACTTCGGGCGAGCGTTGAAGAACCGCATGGTGGACGCGCCAGCGCCCGACTACGGCGAGCAGCCCAGTAGCCTCGCGACCGATCAGTTCACCACGACGAACACATCCTGCGAGCAGAAACTGCGGCTCGCGGGCCCACTTAGCCAGCTCGGGCGCGATGCCAACGGGATGCCCGTGTGCGTCTCGGTCGACAGCGAGAACAAGATCGTCCGCATCGAGAACAAGGACGGCGCGTTTGGCGTGACCTCGTTCGCCACCGCCGTCGAAGGCGCGGGCAACGATCGCGTCTACCGCTTCACGTTTCCCTTTGCCGCGCTCTCCGGCTACCGGAACGGCGACCGCAACTCGCTCGTCCCGGTGCCTGCCACAGACATCGTCAAGATCCACCTGACGTTCGCGCCACGATTCGAGGATGTGGAATACGGACTGGCCGCTGGCGGGCTGCTCAAGGACGGCGTCGCGGCCTCGCGGCCGGGAACAGAAGAGGAATGGCACGCCATCGACGCCGAGGCCATGCTTGCGGGCCTCAAGTATTACGTCGGCACAGCGAGCGCCGAGGAGCGCATCACGTGCCTGGCGAACTTCGGCCTGGTCCAACCTGACCCGGAAGATCCCACCACCTGGTTCCATCGCCTGCTGGTGCGCCGTGGCGAGGACTCGTCAACGCCGCAGGCCTGGACCCCAGGCACGCGCATCCAACGAATCTCGACCATCACGGGCACGCGCTCTGACATCGAGTGGCAGGTGCGCATCTCGAACCTTACTGTCACCGGCGACCGGGCGTTGAATGTTGGCGGCGAGGCGCCGCGGATCGAAGAATCCGATGGGCGCTGCCGGTACGAGGGCTTCTGGGAGGATTACCGCTACGGCGCGGGCTGGCCGACGCAATGGTGGTCGCTCGGCCACGCGAAGCGGTGCGCGCCGAACGACGCACAGGACCAGCGGGCTGTCACCATCCGATACTCTCATCCGCGCGAGCACGATCTCTACCTCGGCACCTGGCTCGGCCGTGATGCGGGCCGCATTGAGGTCGCAATCGACGGCGGCGCGCCCACCGTTCATGACCTCTACCTGAACGACTACAACGGCCTCGCGGCGATGAAGAAACTCGCCGCCGCGCTGCCTGGCGGGACGCACACCGTCGAGATCCGCGCGCTGTTTGACAAGCACCCGTTGAGCACCGGCTACTACTTCTACTTCGATTACCTGTGGCCGCTTGAACAGCAGGACCCGCCCGAACCGCCCAAGATCTACCCCGACGTCTCGGCGGCCATCGACTTCGACACGGACCACGGTTACAAGAAGCCGCCCGCCTGGCACGTCTGGCACCTGAAGCAGCTTGGTTTCCTCGGCCATGCCGACATCTACATGGGCGTCTTCTGGAACAACAAGCGCCGGCGCGTGGAGGCGACCTATCCGAACTGCACTGTCGCCATCGACACCTGGGAGCCTGACCAGCCGCTCTGGATCAACCTCTCCGGAACCACGCTCTACTTCTCGCCTGGCGCAGGCCTCGCCACGGAGGATATCGCCGCACATCTGCGCGCCATGATCAACGTCACCTTTCCGGGCGTCTGGTGCACGAGCGAGGGCAGCTCGATCCACATCCGCTCCCGCGCGCCCAGCTACACCTTCACCATCTCGGCCAGTCCGCAGTTGAGCATCTCGCAAGGCACGCCGCCGCTCGGCCAGCCGGGCGCTGAAGGCGACTGGGAGATGATCGACACGATCTCGCCTGTGATGACCCACGGCGCGCGGAACTGGATCCGCGACTTGGCGCGCGAGTTCAAACAGGCCGGCATCGGTGCCAGCTTCGCCTTCTCGATGGAGTGCTACCGGCCGCCGATGGCGATGTCCGCGCGCTACTGGGACGGCGAACCGGTCTTCCTGCCCATCCCGTCGCACCAGATGCACTTCGGCCCGCGCGTTCGGAACTACCTCAAGCAGATGTACAAGGAGTGCGCGGACGAGATCGCCGCCGCCGGCCTGCCCATCGTGCTCCAGTTCGGCGAGACGCAGTGGTGGTATTTTCCGAACGCCTCCGGCATGCCGTTCTACGACGACGACACGAAGGCGGCGTTCCAGGCCCGCTACGGGCGGCCTTTGCATCGGTTCCTGGCCAACACCGACTCGCTCCACGACGACATCGAAGCGGCTGACTTCCTGCGCGACCGCATCTGGGAGTACTGCGCCGAGGTGATCAGCTACGTGCGGCGGTTCCATCCCTCGGCAGTGTTCGAGTGCCTCTGGCCGCTCGACGCCAACCAGGGCAAGCCCGCGCCAGACCCGGAGTTTCGTGCGCTCAACTTCCACGTGAACCTGCCAAACGAGTGGAAGACTTCCGGCTACGGCGTGAAGTACTTCCGCGCGGAAGGTTTTGATTACGACGTCTGGCAGAAGAACGCGCGGCTCATGCGGCAGACCCTCGAGTTTCCGTTGAAGCTGGGCCGCCCGGCCTCGGAGTGCATGTACTTGGCCGGCATCTACGGACCACCTGACCCGCCGATGCGCGAGGCGTATGGCATGTGGCGCAATCGCGGACTCTACTCGTTCTGTTTTTGGGCCTTCGATCAGTTCTGTCTGAACTCTCGGCCCGTCCCGCTGGAGGTGTCCGCGCAATCCACGGCAACGCTTGTCTCGTACCGCCGCCCGCGCGCCGCGCGCTCGCCCGAGGCGCCCGTCGCCGTGGCCTATGCGCCCGAGCCGAGCAGCCGCCTGAACACGTTTCGTTTGAACGCCGGGAGGATGAATGCCGAGTAAGTTTCCGAATTCCATCGACGACGCATCGAGCCTTTACTCGCCTGCGGATGCGTTTTCGGCGAAGCCGCTCGAAACGATCACCACGATGCCGGTTTACGCCAGCGACACGTCGATCAGCGTCGAGTCAACCGGCGTGGGCTTCCCTGACGAGTACGGCATTCTCTCGATCGACGACGAGTTGATCGTCTATACGGGTAAGGCCGCAACTCAGTTCACCGGCTGCCAGCGCGGAGCGTTCGGCACCGTTGCGGCGCAGCACACCGCCGGCGCCACCGTGCGCGCCAACATGGTCTCGGCCTACATCAAGGCGCTCCAGGAAGCCGTTGTCGCGGTCGAGCAGGAACTCGGCACATCGTCGAGCCGCAACTACGTCCGCAAAGACGGCCCCGTGACGATCACCGGCCAGAAGAGCTTCGTCGACGGTGTGGAATTCGGCTCCGGCAACAAGGCCGCCACGGGCCTGGTGCGCCTGCCCAACACGGGCGCGGTGAAGTGGCGCAAGGCCGACGGCTCGGGCGATCTGGGCCTGGCGCTGAACGCCAACGACCGCCTGGTGGCCGACGCCATCATCGACTTTGCGCCCGGGCAGACCTTCGGGGCTTTCTCCTATCCGGACGCCGGCTACGGCAACAAGGGCATCGTGCAAATCGATCCCGCTGGAGGCCTCGCTGTCGAGTCGGGAGTGCTGTCGATGGCGCAGTCCGGGGCGTCGCCCGGCACTTACTCGAAGGTGACGGTCGACGCCAAGGGCCGCGTGACCTCCGGAGCGAACCTCGCAGCGGGCGATCTACCGGGTCACACGCACACGGCGATCGACATCGTGAGCGGGGAACTTCCGCACAAAGTTCAGAAGGACGGCGCCGACGTAGGGACACGCAGAGCCCTCAACCTCGTCCAAGGCACTCGCGTTTCATTAGCGGCCGCCGATGACCCCGCCAACGACCGCGTCAGCGTGACCATCAGCGCCAGTCAGCCAGAAGCCGGCGAAATCACCAACGCCCTCGGCTACGTCCCGGCCAAACGCGCGGGCGAGCACTTCACCGGACCCATCGACTGCGGCCCGCACCAGACCGTCGGCGGGCCGATCGAGAATATGGCGAAGTACTCCGAGGACTTCACCGCGGCGATCTGGGACAAGAACGGTGGCTCCTGCTCGGTCAACTCGAACGCCATCATCGCGCCGGACGGCAACCAGACCGCCGACGTGGTCACCGCCGCCACCAACACCCCTGTCATCCAGCAGCAGACCGCCGGCCTCGCCGACGCCGGCACCTACACCTTCTACATTTGGGCGCGCGTCCCATCCGGCACGCGCAAGGTCTCGCTGGCGATCGTCAACAACGCCTACGCCGCCTACTTGGCCGGGCCCACGCAGGTGACGCTGACGACCTCGTGGCAGCGATTCAAGATCACAGGCACCCTCGCGAGCGGCCAGACCGGCCTCTGGATCGTCGTGCGCCAGTTTGCCGGAAACGGCGACGATTGGACCACCGGGGACATCCACCTCTGGGGTGCCTGCCTCCAGCAGGGCGACGATCCCCAGAAAGCCTACGCTCGCACCTGGGCGTCGCAGACGCTGCACACCTCCTCGGGTGTCGCGGTTGGCCCAACCGTCATTGCCGCCCCGGATAACACCACCTCACCCCTCAAGATCCACGGCCCTGGCTCCAACCTCGCGGACAGCACCCTCCTCGAACTCACCGGCAACGGCGAACTCATCATCGCGGGCGGCACCGGCAACGGCTATCGCTTCGCCGAACTGATGGGCGCCAGCAATCCGTCCGGATGGTCCGGGGTTATCAAGGTGAAGAACCCGGCAGGAGCAATCGTCGGCTACATCCTGCTTTACTCCAACCCGTAAAAGACAACCAAATGAAACTGATGTTGGATCACACCCAGCGTCTGAACCTGCACGCGCTCCTGTGCGCGCAGCGGGCAGACCTGGGTTCCATTCGCGCGATCTGGGCCATCCAGGACCGGCTTGTCCTCGATGCCGAAAAGGAGAAGGCGATCGAACTGAAGCGCGAGATGATTGCCGGGCAGGAGCACGTCCTGTGGAATCCGGCGCTCTCGGTCCCGGCGAAGGATTTCGAGTTCAACGACGCGGAAGTCGCGCGAATCAAGGCGGCGATCCAGTCCTGGGATTCATACGGCGCTGCCGCGGACCAGAGGTGGTTGGAGCCACTTGTTCGATTGTTGTTCCCTTCAGAGTTTCAGTGAACCAAACTGAGAGCGAGTCGAAAAAACCGAGTGGCCACCAGACGCTCCTAACCCCTTGAGATCACAGCATGTTGCCCGTGGACATTGCCGTGTCCTTCTGCTTTACGATAGTTGACATCATTTTATATTGATAGACTGCCTTGACCTGATCTAACATAGGATGACACAGGTTTACATTCATGGCGGTCCACATTGCGGGCGAACGCTACTACGCCCTTACCGAAGTCGCCGAAGAACTTCGCGTAACGCGACAGTCCCTCTGGCTTTGGCGAAAGAGCGGCAGGATCCCCATGGGGCGACGTGCTCGGGGTAGGCAGGTCCTCTTTACCGAAGCAGAGGTCTCGGCAATCAGGGAGTACGCGAACCGTCTGGAACCAATCGAGTTGGGCGGTGTCAGGCAGATGAGACTTTTTGGCCGGACAGGATCGAAGGAGGAACCATGAGCATCACTGGCAAACCGGCAGTCGTTCTCCTCAGTGGTGGACTCGATTCTGCAACAGTGCTCGCAATCGCGAAATCGGAGGGATACGCTTGCTACGCACTCAGTTTTGCCTACGGCCAACGGCATCGGTGGGAGTTGGAATGCGCCGAGAGAATCGCTGCGAGTTTGGGTGCAGTCGAGCACCACACAGCAAGAATCGATCTTAGGGCATTCGGCAGGTCGGCCCTGACGGCGGATATCGAGATTCCAAAGTCGCGAACGCCCGACGAAATGGCACGGGGTATTCCCATCACCTACGTGCCGGCACGGAACACGATCTTCCTGGCCTTCGCGCTCGCCTGGGCCGAGGTCCTGAGCGCCAATGACATCTTCATTGGCGTCAACGCGATCGATTACAGCGGGTATCCAGACTGTCGTCCGGAGTTCATTGAGGCGTTTGAACACCTGGCGAATCTAGCGACCAAAGCCGGCGTCGAAGGCCGAACGTGCGTGAGAATCCACGCACCCCTCCTTTCCATGTCAAAAGCACAGATCATCCGCTGCGGCCTGCAACTCGGTGTCGACTACGGCCTGACGAGCAGCTGCTATGATCCCTCGCTCGCTGGGGAGGCTTGCGGCGAATGCGATTCCTGTTTGCTCCGCACTCGAGGGTTCTCCGAGAACGGAATGCCCGATCCGATTCGGTATCGCGCATCCGGCGTGACTGCAGGATGA